CTTCTCCGTAGCTCTTACTGATCCCATATGAGTTATGCGATTAATAGCTTCTACCTTTTCGGATATTGACTGCATTACGCCTGATAAGCTTGCCGCATTTGGTTGTAACAAGTAAGGTTTTAACCCTCCATCACTATCATCATCAATATCAATTACTCCACCAGCTCCTGCACTTGCATCTGCACTCGCTGTCTTAACTAATGTCGGATGGTTGGATATTCTAATTAACTGCTCGATCTCACTCAACTCTGAATAGATGGCTTTCTGGTAATCCGCAACATCTGTAATGTCTGAAATACCCACTCCACGCTGTAACCCTCTGTTTGAATAAAGCGGCACAAGTGGAATCTCTTTTAGATTGTTACTTATTGATGACGATAGTTTAGCCTCTTTTCCGTCAATCTTGTATACATTAATCTCCTCTCTAGTCCACACTCTAACAGTCTCGGCATCTTCCATTACTTTCAAGTATGTCAGCATATATCTNCCATTGACTGTTCTTTCAAAACGCCAATCTAAAATNTTNTTAGGCGTNATAACTGTNAAATATGGTCTAATCTCTAAATCCATCTCTTCAGCTCTAGTCTCAACCTCAACCAGAGGCTTATCAATCATCACCCAGCAATGTCCGAATACGCTACTCCAAACTGTCGCATCTCTCAATACCTGATTTAGTGATTGCCCGTCTAGCCCTGCATCCCTGATAAAGCTCTCAACTTCGGGAGCATCTACTAGCTCACGCTGGGGCGGTGTTCTCCAAATAAAAGAGTTATATATCTGAACAATATTTTTACAATGATTATCGCAGGGTGTGGATTTGATGCGAGCATTATATTCGTCATCTGTCTCTGCTAAGTATTGCGTTAGATATTTACCTGTCTTATATTGCGCCCCTCCCATATAGCTATCTAAATAATACTGCCATTGACTTTTATTATTATCATATAAGGTATGTACTTTTAAAATCTCTTCTTTATTCATTAACTCCACCTCTTTGGTTGGTTGATTGCTTTCTTGAATTTGATAGGATAACGCTTGCTTACATAATAACCAGCTCCATCTACAATATGATCTAGCCCAGATTCTTTATCTGGCACTCCATTTTTATCATAAACCTGCTGTTCTAGTGATACTGCTAAGTTAGGGCATTTATCTGTATTAACTCTATAATACCTATCTCCCGCAGGATTGCAAATCAATCTGTTAAAAGCCGCTACTCGATCTTTAACAAACGGGTTCTTTTTAGGCGCATCAATAGTAAACCCTGCATCCTTTAATAATCTTAAATCTGAAATAGAGGCGTTGACTGATTTAGTTGCACCACCTGATGCGTCAGGGTAGATTATTATAGTGTGACCTGTGTACTTTTCTTGCAGTATTTTAATCATTGATGGCGTATCTCTCACACCTGTTAACTCATCAACTGCTAGTGCTAGAGGTGATCTTTGTATATGCACTACTGCCGCACCATTATTCACATTGAAGTCCATTCCTATATGCAGTGGTTCTCCCTTTTGAATAGTTGCATCTGTACCGTTCAGCTCTCTGTCATAGTCAGGATATACGCTACCGCTGGTTAGATTAACAAACTCCCCCTCTATATACGCCTCTAGCAGTTGAGGAGGGTATGTCTCTCGCAGTAGATCAATGTAATTTTCTGGTAGGTGTGGATTGGAATATGTTGGAGCTTTAATTATTTGATAACTTTCAGTTGGGTTCTTGCCCCACTGCTCATACACAAACCTAAACCCCTCTGGTGTAGTTCCAACCGCTACTGTATTCTGACCAGCTTTCTTTTGTCTATTTCTCGCTATGATTTTAACCCAGCACTCTCTTGCTTTATTGATTGGCAGGGTATCTAGCTCGTCAACCATTGAATCAGTTACTTCGTAGCCCACTATGCGATCTGGGTTGTCTAAAGTTCTGAATATAATCTGCTTATTATTAACTTCTAAAATATGGTCTGACTTATTTAATTTATACGCCACTTTCAGATTGTCTAGTACTTCGATAAAGCGAGGATATGCGATTGTTTTAATCAGGTCATAAGTTGGCAAGTAATAAGCAATGTTTCCACCGTTGCCGAATATCAACTTCATTGTGCGCAGTATTAGAGCGTGTGATTTACCTGCCCCATATCCTGCTACCATTGCAGGAAAGGGAGCTATTGAATTAACTAGCTCCGTTTGAGGCTTTGTAGCTTTAGCTCTGATCTTCAACTACTTCAAACTCTGTTATCTCTGATATTTTAGCTGTAACTTCTTGCTTATCAGTCTGACCTAGCCAATTCTTGCCAAGCCACACTAGCATAGTAGTGTTGCCGCCCATTGCCTGTGAATACTGCACTCTTCGCAAGCTCGCCCTGCCAGAAGCTCCTTTTTGCTTGATCCACTCCGCACAAGGCGTATTATATTCACGCTTAACTGCTCGTTCAAGTGTGTCATAACTAAAACCTAAGATATTGGCTATCTCTTCACCCGTGCAATGGATACCGCATAGCTTCTCAACTTGCACCCAATCAATTTCAGTATATGGTCTACCGCCTTTGTCTTTAAGCTCTTGCATTGTGTATCTCTTTTGTTTGCATACTATTAAACTCTGCGCCTGTGTCTGCGTGTGTTGCTTGTTTGCCTGTATACTCTTGCCATCTTTTAACGATAACATCAACATACTGACCTTGTAATTCCATTGTGTAACACTTTCGGTTTGTTTTCTCAGCTCCAATAAGAGTAGAACCAGAACCGCCAAACGGCTCAATACATAGCCCATCTTTTGGCAAACTTGACTTCATCACCCTTTCCATCATTTCAACTGGCTTAGGTGTTGCGTGTCCGTGCCTATCGTTACCGTGTACTCTGTTCACTTTCCAAACGTCCCGCATTTCATCGTGTGCGTTATCAAAATAAGCACGTGTTCCATAAAACTCACGCTTCAAATCATCATACTCACGCTTCAAATCATCATACTCACGCTTAAAAGCATCGCCATTAGCTTGTCTTTGTATCGCCTTATAATGTTGTTCAGTTGGGAACGCCCATTGTGAAGTAGTCCAATAATGAGTATGTGCTGTATTTGTAACCGCTTTTATTTGGTCATTCGTTAATCCAGACTTCTTCTTTTCATTAACTAAATAATTACGAATTGAATCCCAGCCGTCCCAGTAATTATCAGAATTATTATTAAACCCTTGCTCACCAAGCATAAAAAATAAACATCTTTCTGTGACTGGTGGATAACTTCTAAATCCATCAGAGCCTATACCTTGACCGCCCTCTTTTTCCCAAACGATTTCGTTACGCATTGTAAATCTTTCGCTATTCTTTAATCCACCCTCATACCATAATCGCCACAAATCTTCTGGATTGCCCCAGATATAAGCAGAGCCATTATCTTCAACTGCTGGTCTAAATGCTTTCCACCAGTCCATCTGAAACTCGTCTAACTTCTCACGATATAAATTATCGTTAGCAACTCCATCACCCTCTTTGCCCATTCCATAAGGTGGGTCAGCGTGTAGTAATTGAGCCTTTTCACCGTTCATCAATAAAGCAACATCACCACCATCAGTTGAATCACCGCACATAACCCTATGGTTGCCCAATATCCAGACATCACCCATTTTACTTATCGGCTCTTCTGGTGGCTCTGGTACTGCGTCTTCATCTGTTAATCCTGCCTCATCGACACCGCCAATATCTCCTATCTCAAAACCTGTCAGGTCAATATCAAAGTCTAGCTCTTGCAGGTTTTTAAGTTCTAATGATACTAGCTCCATATCCCAGCTTGTTTCTACCTCTGCTAGTCTATTATCTGCGAGTATGTATGCCTTTCTTTGTGCATCTGATAAATGAGATAGTTTAATAGTTGGCACTTTATCAAGGTTTAGCTTTTTAGCCGCCATTAATCTGCCGTGACCAGCTATGATTGTATTTTTATCATCTATGAGGATAGGGTTATTAAACCCAAACTCTTTGATACTTGCCGCCAGCATATCCACCTGTTTATCATTGTGGATTTTAGCGTTGTTAGCGTAATTGATAAGCTGTCTTATTGCCGTTTGCGTTATTTCCATAAACTAAACATAACATTTTATTGAACATTATACAACTATTATATTAACTTACTGCATTGATTTTAGTTTCAGCTTGACTATTTCAGGGTTGTTATGTATTATAAATAGAAATCCCCAGAAAGCGATTACGCTTTGACTGGGGAGTAGGATAAGAATCTTGAAAGGAACTTTATCCAATAAATAGAATTATACACTTTATTCTCTTATTGTCAAATCCTTTCAAGTTATTATTCTCCGACTAAAGAGGATATGTCTGTTTGTTCGCACACCTCTATAA